CCTCGGCCATTAGACCGTTCGATTATTGAAAATGCGCCAGTTTCCAATAACCGCTGGCGCGATCGATTGGTTTACACGTTAAACGTGTCGGGACACTGGCGAGCCCCTGGCGCAGTTGTTATGGAACAGCTCCTTTTTCATTCCATACCAATGGAATACCGGTAAAACAGGATACCATATAGTCATCTCCGATTGACGAAAACTCAAAATATGCGTAATCTCCATCAGCTTCTCTGCCGATGTTGACAAATTGCGCATATAGAGTTTGATACATCGAAGGACTGATATTCATTTGTTCATTTCCAGTATCGTCAATTTGATACGGATGAGCCGCCAAATCGAAACGAGTATTCGAATACCAAGGCATCTGAATCTCTATGAATCTACGATAATTCGGATCTCGCATGGTCATACCATTGTAACCATGTACAAAATTCGTCATCATTTGTGCAGATGTCATTCCATCAAAGGCAGCAGGAGTCGTACTTCCCACGATCATATCTGTTGCTGACCGTGATGCTCTACGTTCTATCATACACAGTTCACCTATTGGAACTGTGTTGGAAACGGCAGAGCAAAAATACAACCTCTTACGCATTGCGCCTCGCCTACAAATGAACCATGGAGAAAAATATGATTCACAAGTATGTTGACGCGCTTTCGGTGTTGGAGACACCGATCCTAAATGCGCAGTAGGATTAAAATGTGGTATATTTCGTATATATCCTTGATTAGCAGTACCTGCTGCTGCATCATTTTTCTTATAATAGGAATAACCCACATATCGCTTCCCCATCGTGCGAAGGGACATAACTGATTCTCCAAAGAAAACACCATCATTCTCAGACGACAATTTATTTAAAATAGTCATCTGAGGTGTTTCTATTTCAGTTGAAGTTGTAATTGATGCAGAAGGTCGAAACATGAAGACATGTTCTTCAACTTTTTCTTCACGCTTTCCACAACAAGTAACAACCCCTCCACGAGGAACATATATATAATTACCCCAGTGAGGATGATTACTGGAGTCATTTCCTGGACTCTCCTCCGGCTGAGCAAAGGTCATGTCATCTCCACATTTCATGAAGATCATAACATCAACACTCTGTGCCGCTGCTGTGGTGTCCATAGGACCTACAAGTTCATTCAGAACATTGACAGTAAAGATTCCCATATGTACATTAGGATCGAACCTTCCCAAACAATTGGTAAGTTGCGTTCCTGTAGAACTAGGACTTTCAGGCCAATGATAATTTTCTATTTCTTGTAGGGTTTGCAGCCATGGTCTCTTGTTGACATAATTGATAGTAAACTCACACTCGTTGCTCTCACTCAAATCGAGCACTTGCGAATAGCGTGCATTTACATCAGTTGTCGTAAGATCGGCTGCAACTATTGATCCGCTGGTTTGGAAAGGATCGAATTGAATCAATAGTCTTCCAGAATGTAACTTGGAACATACAACCTGGATTCGGAAGGTAATAGAACCCTTCCAGTAAGAAAACATATTCGCCACCATGCCACCAGGCGTATCACACGATGGTTGCCACTGAACACTATTGTGATTAATCGTGGCATTGTATGTTTTCGTGGGAATATTTGGACTTACTAGAGCAAAATAGATTAAATTCGTAGAATTTTGTCCATTCGTTGCGCTCCAGTTGGCTAAGGTAAGAAATTGCTCTTTAGTTACTATATTTTTAAAAGCCATTTCATCAACATTAGATACGCCCGTCACAGTAGGATCTATAACACATTCTTGTTTAGGATCCATAGCTAATGACTCTGCAGTATCACATCCTGATGTATTAGCAAAATTTCCAGTAAGAGCTAAGTCGACTTCCTTTGACTCGTCGATTCTTTCCGGTTTACTAAAACCAAATACTTTCCCAATATCACGCACCGCCCCTGCAGCAAGACCTGAAGCCTTTACCATTTTACCTATGACAGGTACATTGGTAATGCCTGCAAAATCCGAAGTAGGAGCAACTTCCTTAACATCAGTTTGGTATTCACTGGACGCTGGAGCGTACTCCGTAGGAACTGCTAGTTTGATATCTTCCATGCGTGCGTACACGACATACTCTGCTGAAGTAGGAGCATTGTCATTACATACACGTAGTGGAACTGCATCAAAAACTAACAGTTGACCTAGAGACTCTCTAGTAGTTCCAGATTCACCACATACACTAAGAGCATTGTTATGCCATACAAATGGCACATTAATTTCTATTGTATCTGATGTACAAGGATCCATCCATGCAGTGGCATATGTAGAGAAGTGTCTGAAACCAACTTCTCTTTTACCGTGGACAGAACCGGCAGCAACTATTGCGCCATACGCACACGCAGCTATTTGGTTGCGGTTAGAAGTTGAAAACCAACTTCCTCCTGCTTGATCTGCAAAGTATGGACAATATGAAAACATCAGTCTCCCATATTGAAAAGGAGAACCGTTGATTCTAGCTGTCACTACCAGATTTCCCGAGAAATACGTGAAATGTGATAATTTTTGCTTCACTCTGGAGTCGGCTTGCCACAAATCCCAGATATCGATTTGCTGAGCAATATTGGAACCGACTGTCCATGTGTAGCGCCCTATGTATATATCACGATTTAGAAACTTTGAAATAGATGCAGGGTCATTCATTCCATCGTCGAAAGTAACATCATTTCCATGTGTAATTTCAGCGACGTAAGTTGGACCACCCTCCTGAAATTGTACAGTTTCATTTACATGGGCTGAACGCTGGGTTTCTGTGTAATCTTTTGTCCCCTCGGACCCAGCTCCGGGAGATGAACTATTATTATTGTTATCAGTAAGCTACTAATCTAAAGTGCCTGACAGCTCAATCACTGACACTTCGACTTCAGGGGACCTGGATCATTATTTGACTCGTCATCAATTAAGAAGGCATCCTAGGCCCATACTCCCTGAATAGGGACTCCCACTTTCATGACATAGCTTCTTCTCATTTATTACCTGAAGTTTATATAAAAAGAGAAGTGATCAAATGTCACAGCTAGAATCCAGTCTAGCTACTAGCCAAGGTTGACTTTATCATTATCGGCAGGCAACCAAGGAAAAAATGCCGTTCCTGAAATCTTCTCCACAATGTCATCGTATGTAACAGTGACAGGAGGATAATCTTCAGGCATGATCTCCGCCATTATAGCACTCACGCGTTCGAATTCGGCTCGACCATGTTGTGCCAATTCGTAGAAGAAGGTCTCTAACCCGGATATTTGTTGTTCACGAGGAGATAAAGCTTTAGAAGCTAGTCCGATAGTGATCATCTTTCCTAGAGATTCTTTTTCTAAGGGTGCCAGATATTTCTGACGCTCTTCATCCCAAACGAATCGACGTTTACAGATTGTTATTTCTGTTGAGGGTTCATACTCGTACAAATCTTCAGATTTATCAGCACGCGTGTACTGCATCCCTATCTTCTTACAGAAATTATGCAGTGTCATGAAGTTGAATGTATCTTTGATTTCGTCTGATACTGTCCAAGTATTATCATCACCCTGTGCTTGAAAGGCGACATGTAATTGAAAGTTTTTAAGAGCTACGAGCAGTTTGCTCTTCTCTTTTCTACCTAACGGATCTGCTGTGTTTAACCAGCATAATCGAATAAGGAAGGAGTTACAGCAATTATTTAACAGTAACGTAAGTAACATTCCTGAAAATATAGTTCCCATAAGCTCGACGATGTCTTTCCCATCTAATGTGATAGGGAAACACATGTCATCTATCATAGCTCTCATAAGCTTGATCCAGCATTGAGGAACTCCTCTTTTCAATCTCTGTCGTACTTTCACTTTAATAATATATATAGAGTTTAACACAGCCATAATAAGTAATGCAGACATACTTTTATCATACTTCTTAAAATCTCCATTTACACAATTTGGATGTTTTAGAAGTTTTTTGGCTATTTGATCCCAATCAGTGCTGAACGGGTTCACTCCACACATAGTCTCCGAGGCAAGGAAATTTTCTGTAAATACGCCCATGAATACACCAAAATAGCGTTTCATAAGCATATACCAGTGCATATCAACTACATTGAAAACACGAATATTTCCTTTCTCTACTTTCTTTCGAGATCTAGGCTCGTCTTTATCACACGCTACTCCTACCATACCAATGCGTTCTCCTTTACTTAATTTGACAATCAAGTTCAGGAATTCTCGATGCATTGCAGCTTCAAGCATAACTCCATTTGGGGCTTGTTCAGTAGGTTTGGAGAACAAGTGTTTATGTTTTTTGTGTGCGTGCGGTATAAAACCATCGGAAGTATCTCGAGGCATAGGACCAACCCATGCACTATCTTTATCTCCTGATAGAATAGAATAAATATCTAGATCTCTGTCATCAAAGATTCCAGGCATCTCCAGATATCGTTCAATCATATCTTCCATCACTGCTTCTAGATGTTTCATATTAAATCCAGTAGCGGGAGAACCACTTTTAGACAGTGAATGGTATCGAGGACCCACCGATCTTATTTCTCCATCAATTTCTACTAATTTTCGTGTAAACGAAGGTTTTATCAGATCATGATGGTAATCACATAATCTGCGCTCATTCATGATCACATCATAGAGCGGCATTTGTACCACCTTGCTATGTGATGCAAAAGAACGACCAGATTTCCAACATCCAAGATATCTCATACTTCCTAACTCTTTGGCCTTCATGTAGTGCATCGTAGAACGCGAACTACTCAAAGGTTGAACATCATGTAATATATTCTTCAACCCTTGAACATTTGCGAGCTCTATAGATGCACTATTTTTGAAATACTTGTTTGTCTTGTCAAAATATTGTTGCGCGTCTGAAAAAATATTTAAATTAAGAGGCATATAACCGTGACTATTTAAATTATTCTTACATCCAGACGAAACATATATTCCCGCAATAGAATACTGTTTTCCTACTTTAATCATTAAAGGAGAACCGCATCTACCAGAGAATCCGTCATCTTCTGAAGATCCGACAAAGCATTCCTGGTTCATAAAGTATCCTGGCAAAGTACCCACAGGAGTTTGAGCCGGATCTACGATATAACTCGCGGCTTTCCAACAAATCACTTGCTCACTAGTGTGGGCCTGATGAGTTTCTAGATCTCTATAAATATTCCATCCTTTTACCTTTTTCAAATCTCCTGCCATGATGAAATCTTGCGCAATCAAATTATTAGTATTTGGCGCATTTAAGGCAGGTAAGAAAATAATGGAGGTATCGGCATCGGGAACATGGTATACGTACTTACTCAACCCGCTAGCGCGGAAAAGAGGAACAATACACTCTTCGGCTTCAATTACAACATCATTCTTGACATAACTAGGTTTAAAATTGCGTCTATAAATCGTAAGTTCAGCATTATCGTCCTGAAGAAACCGAGCGGAATGTTTCGTTATAGCTAAATGAAAACCATTTACGAAACCATTTTCGCGCAGTACTGTTTCGTAATATCCCTCTACGCCGTGATGGGTCCCGAGGCTAGAATACTTAATTTTAACAATTACAGTAGCATTAAGTACTTTTTGCTGGAACATTTCCTGATCCATGCTCCCTGATTTACTATGAATAAACATTTCTTCTTTATTGTTATAAGGATTTCCAGTTATATTCGGAGTAGGAGGAGCACGCTCACCCATGAGGTCTGGTCCTATAATTTCTTCTTCTTGTTTTGAGGAAAGTTCTTGATGAGCACGAGAAACGTGCTTTTCAGTTTTGTCCTTAAAGTGTTGTGAAATTATATAAACGGCCAGACCCACACACACATATATGGTCCAGTAATTAAATGACTCATTTTTCCGTTTGAGTATTTCACTGCGTGATGTGATAGGTCTAAAAGACATTAGATCTTTGGCTCTTTTACGTATCAGTTTCTTGCTATTCACATCATTGTTTCTTGTCAAGGCATAATATATACCTAGAGGGAATACTCCCAAGAATTTCAAAACTGTTCGAGAGAATAACTCAAGATTAACGACAATAGCTTCTCCTGCCTCGTAAGACTGTACAGCAAGACGAGCTGTATTTCCGATTCCTTTTCCTATGTTATATGGGACTGAAATCCATGGATTCAAGTCAGCCAAAGCAGAAGGTTTATGATCTACTACAAAGTCTTTTATAAAGGTATCTTTATTGTCAAGTTCTACATGTTGCAGATACTTGTTCTCCGGAAATATCCTCATCAATTCATTTTTTACGGCGTATATAGTCTCCCAGTTAAAATCGGACACTGCTTCGCCTTCCAAAAATCTGTTGAAGAGGTCATAAGAGCATTCTAGATTGGTTCTTTGGCCCAAACGCATCAAAATTTCTTCTGACTTAGCAGAAGTTTTGAAAACGGCTTCAGACAAAGCTCCCCTAGCGTTAGCCATAACATCTTTATGATCTACAGTATTTTGCATAATTGTAGCGGCCATGCTACAGGCCTCTGCAAGAGTCAAGAATTGTTTTTCTTCTCCCAAAGGTACCAATCGTGAGACTTGACTTCTCGAAGTGATTTTCTCCTCTAAAGTATCATCTTTGTCAAGAACATATGGAACCAAAAACACAACATCCCATTCACCTTCACTTATTTTCCTTTTGTCTATTCCCACACCATTAGCTTTTCTATACTCTGGTTTTACGACAACTTCGAAAATTAAGTCGAAACGGCGAAATGTTGGTGTTGTCCTTTCATACACTTTATCTATGCCGAAAGTTTTATCATTAGATATCATAACGTTTAGCATAGGGTTGTATATTACTCTACCTTTTTCGTCTAGATGTGCTCTATTAAGTATGGATATAGAATCATCAGTTAGTTCACAAATTCCAGATAATATTTGAGCCATCATCTGTTCATGTCCTTTACAGTATGCTCCCATTTCGTCAAAGATACAGCACAGTGTTTTATGTGGCTGAAATCCTGACATATACTCATCATTAGGAACGACTCTATAAATTCGATCCTGATCTGTGGCAGCATCAAACTTCACTTGTCTTGCTCTAGCGACAGCTTCAAGCAATGCTGGCACAATCATAGAAGTCTTACCTACACCGGATGGACCAAAAAGAGCGACATTTAAGCATGGTTCTGCATGGACTCGAGCTTCGTCAGATATATCTTTAAAAATTTCATTGAAGATACCATTATATTGACGAAATAACGCTGATGTAGTCGATGTTAAGCGTATGTTACGTATTTTTAGAAAATCGTGACACAACATGACTAATCTCTTATATTCATCGGCAGATACCTGCCCTTTCAAAGGTTTTGCACCTAACTTACAACGGTTGAAACGATTCATTTCAAGAAAAGATACAGCGTCAATAAATTCTTCAACAGTATTCACTGAACTCACGGCACTTTGTCCTTTAATGATATTTCGGATCAATACAGTCAATGATTTCACAACCGTAGCATGGTCTTTAAAAGTTAATCTTCCTTTTTCACCACTCTTAAGTAAGTCAAAATCAATTAACCCTATCCAGGAGAATTTTGGCATATACTCTCTGTCTAACATTTCGTGAACAAAAAGAATAGAGATTATTCTACTCAGATGAATCATATTGACGTTTTCACCGAACTGACAAAAATTATCAACTAATCTATC